CTGATAAATTTGTTGATGTTGTAGGCGCTTTCCCTAGTGGTGAAACACTTGTTTTAGAAGCAGTAATTGATAGAACAAATGATTTTGCTTGCATTAACGCTTTAACAAAAGGAAGCACGGATAGTAGTAAAGAGATTGCATATCAATCAGCAGCCTATTATAGCCCAGCAATGAGTTTTGATTGGGGATTTGCTGACACTCTTATAGACAAGATTCAACAATTACAACAAGTTGGTACTATTGCTGATATTGAATATTTGTATAAAGCAATTAACGGTCCAGGTTGGACAAATTCTGCTAATGGTCGTAAAACTTCAGACATTGGATTTTTAAAGCCAACACTGTTGCGTATTGATTTAGGACCATTAAGCTACTTAGGCTATGTCAATAGTCTTACTGTGATGCATACATCGTTTAACAAGGCAATGGTTCCTATTAGTTCAACAATTGCAATACAATTCAATCTTATGGCTACTGCAGGATTGGCGAGTAAATAATGGCTATTGTAAACGGCTCTCGTTATCAAACATCTACTGTTGATTATATTCGTAAAAAAGAATACGGAATAACATACCCTATTGTATTTTATAAATTTGATAGTCTTACTGACATTTCTTATTTTACCCACACGTATTCTCAAGGAGAAACTATTCAAGGTCTTTCGCAAAAGTATTTTCGTAGACCAGACTTGTGGTGGACTATTGCAGAATATAATCCTGAAGTTACGGACTTTTTTAATATAACTCCTGGAACGATATTGAGAATTCCAAGTGTTTAATTATTTATCTGTATCTTTTCCTTTAGCGCAAAATCCACCTAAGCGTGTTGTTACATTCAATCTTATACAAAATCGTTATGCCCATGAAATAGCAACGGTTAGATTTCGTGATTGGAATGTTCAGCTTAACGACATTAAACCTACAGACCCTGTTAAATGTGTGTTTCGTGGTAAAGATTTTTCTAGAGAATTTGTAGGTTACATTCACGACATTAAACCTGAAATTACTCCTAGCAACAGGATTGTAACGGTTACGCTTATTGGTGCTTCTTATGTTCTAAAACAAGCTAGGCAACGAGTATTTGAAAATGTTACCGCAGATGCTGTTGTTAAACAAATTGCATCTGAATATGGATTCTCTGCGTACACTGACCCACACCCTCGTGTATACGAACAAGTTACTCAAGCCGGTCATTCAGAATTACAAATAATGGCTCGTTTAGCACGTCAATGTGGATATACACTTCGTGTAGAAAATACATCAATTTACTTTAAAAAATTAACATCTGATTTTCAAACGTTTAAATCTTCTGCCAGTTCTTTTAGAATGAACGATGCTAATGACCCAAGAGGAAGTACGCTTTATTCATTTGCATTAACTATGGGTGAAAGCATTGAGTATGCAGATGCCTATAAATCTGCTCCTAGAGTTGGTGGTGTAACACCTACCAGTATTAGCGCTAATTTAGTTACTAATCAAACTAGACCTGAATCAATTAGACAAAGGTCTAGCGCAGAGTTGTTTGATAGTTTTGCTACCGAAATTGTAGCACCTTCATATGACATTGCATATTATGAGTCCGAAGCGTTAGACCAAAAAAATAGATTTCCTTACCGCGCATCCATTAAAGTTTTAGGAACACCAAACCTTGGACCAGACAAGCCAATTTTTCTTGACGGTCTAGGTTTAGACTATTCCGGTTATTGGATTGTTCTTTCAGCGCGACATGAGATTATTGAAACTAGTTCCAATGTTTTGCAATATACAACTACTTTAGAGGTAGGTACTGACTCTTTAGGTCAAGCAAAAATATTTAATGATTTAGCCATTTTTTCTCCTGATGAACTTAAGCTTAGACCATTACAAAATGGATACCGAAATGTGTATGATTCAGGTGCTTCTATTATTACTGTAGATAATAATAATGTTTCTTTGTCTAATTCAAATATTGTTAATATTAAAAACCGCGAACAAATAGCATCGGTTAAAGAAGCATCTTCTTACATCTGGAAATCTAAAAACAACGCAAACGTTACCCCTAATACTGATGCAAAAAATAGAACAGATGCTGTTTTTCAAAGGCTAGGTACATAAAATGCAATCAGAATATTTAGCAGACCGAAGCGATAAAAGATTTTATGGAATTTATCGTGGAATTGTTTTTGACAATAATGACCCAAAAAATTTAAACCGTATTAAAATGCAGGTTCCACAAATTTTAGGTAACGCTGTTACAGGTTGGGCTTGGGGTGTGCACCCAGCAGTAACGGCTACATTATTTGTTCCAGACCCCGGTACAGGTGTTTGGGTAATGTTTGAAGGCGGAGACCCTAATTTTCCACTATGGCTAGGAGCGTTCTAAAATGGCAACTATTGATTTTAATAAAAAAACGTATCAAATTAAAATACCATTTTCATTTTCTTCTCGAGGTGCTGTAGGTATTCAACAAGATACGGAACCAAATGCTTATAAACAAAAGGTTTTAACCCTGTTATCAACAGGAATTAATGAACGTATTTGGTATTATAAATACGGTGCTGGTTTGGCAGATTTGTTATATGAACCTATTGATACAATATCTGATTCCGCTAAAACAGACATTACAGAAATGTTTGGCAATTGGCTTCCAGAGCTATCACTACAAGAAGTTTTAACAAGCTATGACTCTAGATTAGCCACTGTAACATTTACGATTATTTATAAGATTCCGTCAGGTGAGATAGATTCTGTTAAAATTACTACAGAATCACTTACCGCTGCTGGAGAAGTTAGAGAGGCATAACAATGGCTGATGAATTATATTTACCTCAGGTAGATTATACCTCTAGAGATTACACAGCACTTAGGGCTGACCTTATTTCTCTTATTCCTAATTTTGCACCTAATTGGACATCTCGCGACTCTACAGATTTTGGAATTGTACTTTTAGAATTATTTTCTTATATAGGTGATGTATTAAATTACAACATTGACCGTGCTGCCAATGAAGCATTTATTAATACTGCAACTCAACGTGAAACTGTACTTCAACTTGCTAGATTATTAAATTATATTCCAACGCTAAGTAGCCCATCAAGTGGCTCGGTTACATTAAAAAATTACAGTAGTCAAGCAATAGAACTCACCGGAACAAATACAAAAACTACAAATACTCCTACAACTTTTAATACAGAAACTGACGGAATTAATCCATCTATATCGTTTACTCTTGATAAAGATACCACTATTGCAGCAGCAACAGGCACAACCCCTACATCTATTACTGCAACAGTAACACAAGGCAAATACGTAGGCTATCCTGGCGAATCACTTGGAACATCTGATGGAACTGCAAATCAAGAATTTACATTAGCCAACTCTGGAGTTATGCCAGACTCAACATTTATTATCACCGTTAATGGCGTAGCGTACAGTAGGGTGGCATACACCATTGACTACAGTCAGTATGACAACATTTATGCTTTGTATATTGATGGCGACGGTATTACACACGTTACTTTTGGTGACGGAAATTCCGGACGTATTCCTCCTAATGGTTCTGCTATTAAAGCTTTCTATCGTTATTCAGATACTCTTGGAGCCTTTGGAAATATTGGTGCTAAAACCCTTACTCAAAGTTCTGTAGGAGGTGTAACTGTAAATAATGATAATGCTTTTTCTGGAGGTGTAGACCCAGAAACAACAGACTCTATTCGTGTTAACGCGCCATTATCTTTGCGCTCTAACACTAGACCTGTGTCTTTAAAAGATTATTCTAATCTTGCAATTCAGGTAGCTGGTGTTCTTAAAGCAAATGCAGTTGCGCCTAATTTTAATTCCGTTGTTCTTTATATTGGTGCATCCGGAGGGGCTGCGTCATCTGCAACCCTTAAAACAAATGTAAGTAATTATTTTACAGGTAAAACTCCTCCAGGAACTACCTTGTCAATTCAAGACTTTACTCCAAGCTATCCATTTATAAAAATAACAGTTACGGTTTTACCGCAATACAATGCAAACTCTGTAGGTAATGAAGTTTCTAAAGCGTTATATACTCTTTTAGCGTATGACAATGTTACGTTTAACGACGCTATTACACAGGGAGATATTTATTCAGCAGTTAAGGCTGTGGATGGCGTTTCATTTTTAACCATTAATGACATGCAAAAACTTACTGCTGTTTATTCAGGAACTGCTACTGTTGGGACTGCATCTGCTGGAACTACGGCAGTAAAAGTACTTAATAACTCTGGAATTTGGACAAGCCCTGCCTCCAAGATTAGTGCAGTTAACGGTAATACCGCTGACTCCCGTG